CAATTAAAGCCGGTCATATATTTGATGTAAAGTATATGCAAAAATCTTTTGGCTCAGTTGAAGTTGCGGGCAAATATTTAAACAGCCCGCAACACTCTGCATATCTATATTGTGTTCCCGAAGCATTAGATTTTACGTACTTATTATCAGACGGAGAAGATGTATACGAAGAAAAGTATACAAGAGAAATAACAAGACCTTTCCCGGAGATAGCTTTAGAGTTTGTTAATTCTATATCAGATATGGGATTATTGGAAATCTATAAAGAGAAGTGGCCATAAAAATAAAGAAAGAGTGAAATAATGAACAAAATAATATTAATGGGACGTCTTACGGCAACCCCGGAATTACGTAAGACAGCGAGTGATTTATCTGTTACATCTTTCAGCGTAGCAGTTCCAAGAGTTTACACAAAGCAAGGCGAGGAAAGGCAAACAGATTTTATTGATTGCGTAGCATGGAGAAATACAGCAGAATTTATATGCAAGTATTTTAGTAAAGGCAACATGATAGCGCTTGTTGGTACGTTGCAAACACGAATGTATGAAGATAAAAATGGTAACAATCGTAAAGCTGTAGAGGTACTTGTAGAAAATACATATTTTACAGGAAGTAAGTCGGATGGAAATACTTCGGCTGAGCCGAGCTATTCAAACAGCAATATAGATGATTTTACAAGCGTTCCTGCAGACGATGACTTACCGTTCTAAGGCGGTGAAAATATGTATTTAGATGCTGAAAAAGTCGAAGAAATTAAGAATTTTACGATAGATGATTTTTTAGTACAACTTACACCGTTTTACAATTTAATGTTAATTGAGCATAGAGTGTCAGCAGAGCAGTACAAAGGATTAATAGAGGCACGTGCCAGAGAGTTAAAAATAAGCAAAGCACAGTTTAATTCTTTGTTACGTTCTGTAAATGCAGAACAAAAAACCGGATTAACACGTACAACGCAGTTTATAGGCCAAAGAACATTGTTATGTGGCGATTGGAATGTAACTGATGTCGGGATATTTGGAAAAGACACTAACGGATTTAACACAGTTGCCTGCAGTCACCCTATATTGCCTAAAGAACGATTAACAAACATTGATACCGGTATTGAAAAGATGGTGCTTACATTTAAACGTGGTGAACGTGATACATGGAAAGACATTACCATTGAAAAAGGTGTTCTTGCAAGTCCTACGTCTATATTAAGCCTTGCAAATAAAGGTGTAGACGTAACAAGTATTAACGCAAAAGAGCTTATACGTTATCTATCAGACATGGATAACAAAAATTACGATATCATACCACAAAAAAACAGTGTAACAAGACTTGGATACATTGACGGAGCAGGCTTTTCTCCATATGTGGACGAGCTTGTATTTGACGGTGACGAAAACTATAAGAACATATTTAATAGTGTTAAATCGTGCGGAAACTATGAGAAATGGCTTGAACTTGCAAAGGAAATCAGACAGAAAAGCATTACTGCAAGAATAGTTTTAGCTGCAGCTTTTGCATCCGTTTTAGTAAAACCTTGCGGAGCATTACCTTTCTTTGTACATCTTTGGGGTGTTGACAGCGGTACGGGTAAAACTGTTGCTTTAATGTTAGCTGCCAGTGTTTGGGGCAATCCACAGCCGGGATATTACGTACAGACGTTCAATAGTACAGTTGTAGGTCAAGAGAAGCTTGCAGCCTTTTTAAATCATTTACCGCTTTGTATTGATGAACTACAGCTTGCAGGAAATAAAAATGACTTTGATGTGTACAAGCTTGCCGAAGGTGTAGGACGTACAAGGGGAAATAAAGGCGGTGGAATCGAAAAAACACCTACATGGGCAAACGCTATTATTACTACCGGTGAAAGTCCTATAACTTCATCGGGGGCCGGTGCAGGTGCAGTTAACAGAGTAATTGATATCGAGTGCCGTGCTGAAGAAAAAGTCATTGAAAACGGACATGCTGTTGTAGAAGTTTTACGTGCAAATTATGGACACGCAGGGCAATGTTTTGCCGATTTATTATACAACGGATTTAAAGGTAGAATGCCCGAAGTAGCAATGCAGTTATTCAAGGATTATTTGCTTGATTTTCAAAAAACAGATACCACAGAAAAACAAGCAATGGCAGCAGCGCTTATAGCTACAGCTGATGCACTTGCAACTGATTGGATTTTTAAGGATGACAATAATCTTACAGTAGAGGAGTTATCTGCGTTCTTAAAGACAAAAGCAGAAGTATCAGCCGGTGAGCGTGGATATGATTACATTTGCGACTGGATAAGCGAAAATTCTAACCGTTTTATGGCAGACCATAAAGAAGAAGTGATAGGAAGTATTTACGGCAAGATTGAAGGTAATTACGTCTACATAATCAATAGCGTATTTAAACGAGCTTGCGAAGAAGGCGGGTTTAATTCATCAGCTTTAATAAGTTATTTGAAAAGTCAGAAGGTTATTGAGATAAGAAACGGAAAATCAACGCAAGTATGCAGACTTGGAAGTAATGTAACGCGTTGTATAAAGATTAAAAGTAAAGAGCAATCATTTATTTCTGATATTGATTGTGATTTTTAATACAAATGTAACACCTTGTAACACCAAAGTAACACTTTATAAAGCCTTAAAAATGGCTTAAATACTAGGTTGTAACATTTGTAACACTTGTAACACCTAAAATTAATATAACTTATATGTAAAAATAAAATAATAGAATAAAAAATGCTCTATAAAAAAACTTTAAAATTGGTGTTACAGGTGTTACAACACCTTGAACACCGCACAAATACTACATTATTTTGTAACACCTATGGTGTTACAGCAGTGTTACAGGTGTCACAAAAGGAGAGATAAAACATGCCGTTAAGACCATATCAGCAAGAGTGTGTTGATATTATTGACGATCTTGTCCCCGGAGCGTATTTAATTCAAATGGCTACGGGACTAGGGAAAACATATACTTTTGCAAATATAAAAAGACAAGGCAGAGTATTACTTCTTTCTCACAGAGAGGAATTAGTAAGACAGCCACAGAAATATTATGATTGCTCATACGGAATAGAGCAAGGGAAAATACGCTCAAACGGTGAAGAGGTTGTATCTGCAAGCGTACAGTCAATTGTACGAAGGCTTGATAAATTTAGTCCATATGATTTTGACACAATAATATGTGATGAAGCACATCATGCGGCTGCATTAACATACAGAAAGATTTTTGATTATTTTAGACCGCGTTTATTGTTAGGTTTTACAGCAACACCGAATCGTTCTGATAACGTTAGGCTTGATAACGTATTTAATGACATTATATTTCAGCGTGATTTACGGTGGGGTATAGAGAATAAATATTTATCTGACATTTTCTGCAGACGTGTTGATATAGGTTATGACTTATCACAAATACATACACGATGTGGTGACTATGCACCGGGAGAATTATCCGAAGCTATGCAAGGTACAGCTTCTGCTATAGCACAGGCTTATTACGAAATGGCTAAAGGAGCAACATTAATATTTGCTTCATCTGTACAGCATGCAAATGAAATTTCAGAGAAAATTAAAGGATCCGTAGTAGTTACAGGTGAAACAAAAAACAGAGCAGAGATTATAAAAGCTTTTACCGAACGTAAAATACCGTGCTTAGTAAATTGTATGGTATTTACTGAGGGAACAGATATACCGCTTGTTGAGACAGTGATAATAGCAAGACCGACACAGTCTGATTCACTGTATGCTCAAATGGTGGGAAGAGGGTTAAGACTTCATCCCGAAAAAGAAAAGCTTAACCTAATAGATTGCGTTGGAGTTACTGGAAAATCAAGTTTATGTACAGCTGTATCTCTTTTAGGAATTGATATTTGTAATATACCTAAGAACAGATTAGATGCCTTGCAAGGTGATTTATTTGATTTACCTACAATAGCTGCATTTGAAAGTGATTGCCCCGAATCATGGATTAAGAACATAGAAATAGTTGATTTGTGGGCAAAGAAACAAAAATATAACTTACACGGTGTTAATTGGTTTAAGATGCCCGATGGCATGCTGACACTAAGCTTACCGGAACTAACAAAACCGTATACAATTCCTGCACCTGATGAGTTAGGTAGAGTTATTTGTAAAGACGGGACCTATGTAACGATGCAACAAGCTTTAGATGTTATGTATAAAAGGCTTTCAGAAAAACATCCTGACAGCCAATACATTTGGGATTTAAAGAAAGCAAAGCATAGTTGGGGTAATAAGCAAGCATCGGAAAAACAAATCAATCTGATAAAGAGAAGATGCAGGAACATTGACACCGAAAATCTTAACAAATTACAAGCCAGCCAAATACTTAACAGGATATTATACAGAGGTGCATAATGACAGAATTGCAACATCAGCAAATGGTTATCAAATGGTCACAACAACCGTCTATAAGACATAAATATCCTTGTTTAAAGCTGTTATTCCACGTGCCAAATGAACGTAAGTGCAGTAATGTAGAAGGTAGATTACTTAAACTTGCAGGTGTCAAGTCAGGTGTACCCGATTTAGTCTTACCGGTAGCACGTGGAAGCTACCACGGACTATACATAGAATTAAAAACGCCTGAAGGAAAACCGACAGACAATCAAGAATGGTGGTTAAGAGAGCTTAACAAGGAAGGTTATTGTGCCGTAGTTTGCTATGGATGGGAGGAAGCGGTAAAGTGTCTGGAATGGTATTTACAGCTGAAGAATTAGAAGTAATGGCAAAGCAAGGCTACGATATGCCAAAAGGACTTAATTTAGCTCAAATGTACTTTTATATGTCAATGCAGTTACTAAGCAAGAATTACAGGTTAGGAATAGTTAGTTTAGAACAAGCAAAGAAAATTAAGAAAAACTTGTATGAAGAACTAT